GTTCAACTGTGATGCCGTTACAACCACCATGTTTGTTTCCATAGCGAAGTTACGAATTTCTTCTGTGACATATTTGTCTTTGATGAATAGATCGCTGGCAGGAACCTTCTTGGTTGCTGGCATAAGCAAGTCCAAATAGTCCACGCAGATGCAGTCAATCTTTTTTCCTGTCTGTATCTGTAACTCTTTCAAGTATGATCGCAAGTCGTTCACTGTTGAACCAGATGGCAAGTATTTCACTCGCAACATGCCAGACTTCTTTGCTTTCATCTTGACTTGAAGTTCAACTTCGTCAAGTTCCTTGAAAATTCGCTTGGTGCTTCTGTCAGTTTGCATTGCATACATACGCATACTAGACAGTCCTTCACTAAGTTCCAACGTGAAGTAAACGCAGTTCAATCCCATCTCTGCCCAATTCAATGACATGTTCTGCATGAATAGAGATTTACCAGCGCCAGAACCACCAGCAAAAATGGTGATTTCGCCACGGTTGATGCCGCCATATAACTTTTCGTCAAGGGTCTTCCATCCAGTGGTAATCTGACCATTGTTACTCTTTAGGGCTTCAAGAATACCTCTTGGGTCCGCAAAATAGTCTGTGCCAAGAGAACGTGCTAATCCGATTTGGACTGCTTCCTTGATACGAGATTCAACTTCACCATACTTTCCAGATTCCAATAGATCAGCACTATCAATGATAGCCTTTTCAATCGCCTTGTGACGGCAAAAGACTTCAAACTCATCCACAAACCATTCGGAATGCTGTGAGATATTAGGCAACTTTTCAATTGTCTGTCCAGTATCCGCCAATATCATTTCTGAACTTGGTAGGGTGGAATATTTCTCACTATAGCTTATGAGTTGTGATACCACTGGTCGTATGCTACGATCAAAATATTCTGCTTTTATGATGCCCCGAACTCGTGTATAGAGTTCAGGGTCAGTCATCATGAATTGAACAAATAGCTTCTGTAAGTCTGGGGAATAATTTTTTACGTCTGACATCTTTTCTCCTTAGTAAGTGATAACCACTTCGTCTGCAATTCCGTGCGACACTGCTTCTTCTGGAGTCAACCAGTGATCTGATTTAGGAGCAAGTAAATGTTTCCTGATATACTTCTCGTTCTTGCCAGTGCATTTGACATAATGATCAAGCAACTTCTGATTAGTCCAATCCATGTGCTTACGATTTTCAACCATGTGATGATATTGACCGCCAGTTCTACCGCTGAACTCGTGCGACATAACTGCGGTATTCTGCGTCAAATACCTATGTCCTTTTTCTCCACTCATCATAAGCATGACGCCACATGATGCAATGGAACCCATGCCATATGTCCACACTGGAATACGAGACTGCTTGATTATATCAACCAAATGCATACAGCTATCCACATAGCCACCAGGAGAATTGATATATAGATGAATAGCTGGCGGTGCTTTATCTTCTGGCATCAGGTTGTAGCCAATGATCATCTTCACCAATGGCATACAGTTTTCTTGATTGAACTCTTTATCCATGAAAAGGATTGCACTATCACGCAGATGTTCTTCAATCTGTTTTGGTGGTTGTGGTGGTGCAGGAGGAGGAGGTGGTGGAGTAGGAACTGGCGCATCTTTTGGGCTGGGTATCATTTTACGCTTCAATGTTATTTTATCCTTATCTTTACGTTTATTTTTGTAGGATTACTTATCCTACCATCTATTATGCTTTTTAGTGCGTAGTATTTTCCGTATCGTTTGACCGCATCAGCCGCATCTTTTATGTCTGGTTCCCATTCAGGGAAGGATACGCTCCAACCATTTTCAATCGCTTGTTTCGCAAGTTTCTTTCCTGCCTTGTCACGATCAGGACATACGATTATCTCACCCTTATATAGATTGAGATAGTCAACTTGCTGTGTTCCTGCTTCATTGGTTAGAACGCCAACACAATCTAACGCTGCGGCATCTATAATGCCTTCCACCACGATAAGAAACTTCGTATCCTCGTGTATCTTATCTATGTTATACACATATCCATTAGCAGCACGTGCAATGTATTTCGGATCAAGATTACCAGTGAAATCTCTGGCAGCATACCCAACTACATTCCCTTGTTGCATGTATGGAAATATCACACGCTTTCTGAACTTTAGATCAGAACTCCAATACGCATCAACGTGATCAAATATGCCACGATCTAATAGATATTTTGCTGCATAGATTGCATTTTCTGGGGGAGTGTCTTCCCTCAATAGTTCTGATAATGGTTGAGAGTTTGGCGGAAGGTCTACGATAGGAAAACTTGGAATATCAATAGATTTTGGTTTGAGAGAAAATACTCGTGGACCTTCGTATAGTTCTTTATCACGTATGCTTTCAAGTTGAAGTCGTTTTATATCACTGTCGGGTATGCCAAGTGAACGCATAAACGATAAGAACTTCTTATTGATGATACGATGGTTCTTGTGAGATGCAATGAACCCACAGTTGAAACAGTGATACGAGATTATATCACTTTCCAAGAATATTCCGCCGCGCATCTTTGTATCAGGTCGCGGTTCTCCATTGTCCATGCAACATGGACAGTTGAATGAAATCCATCCACCTGAACTTTTTCTATGATTGCCGGGAATGCTTGAAAGTATAACTTCTTGTAATGTCATACCACCCAATATAGTCTATTGTAGCAAAAATGTCAAGTTAGTTTCGGACCATGATGTTAGAAATTGTTCCTGTTGCAGTTGTATAAACTACTCTCAACCAGTTGACGTTTGCTTGAATAACATACGCCTGAACACCAGTTTCGTTACTGACCGTGATGTTTGAATCATATAACAGACGTGGAGTAAGATCAAACCAATCGCTGTCGCTTGAACTTGGCTGAATGCTTAGATCACCCTGCACAGTGATATTTCCAGTGAAACCCTCATAGTAAATCGCAATCGTGTGAAGTGATTTTGATTTGATTGTGTTACCCGCACCATCAAACACCGTTGATATATGCTTTATACCATCATAGTAGAAGATAGATGATTGCTGAGATTCCTCAAACTCTGGGTAAACGTCATCCATAACCTCAATCACGCCCTTTGCGTTATCATAAGTGTCGGTATATATGATTTGTTCAACGCCATCTTCCACCGTATACATAGCAAAAGTGTAAAATCCTTCTGGAAGCATTATGGTATCAGTCGCTGGAATAACAAGTGATGCTAATCCTTTTGTGGCATTTTCAACGTCTGGATACATGAATAGCACGTTCTCACGAGACTTACGATCATATAGTTTGAATACCAATGTTTTTGTGGTCAGGTTAACTGGCTTTCTATCCGTGTCACGAATTTTGAATCTAAAGGTATTATCTATACCTTTGTGCAGTTTGTGATGTCCATCATACATTGGCATGTTCCCCAAATAGGCTGTGAAACTGGATGTGTTGGTGGAATCCAAACAAACCAGTTCTATTTCTCTGTTATACTGAAATACATTTACATTTATCATACTTGTATTTATCCATCTTTATAACTATGCTAAATATATTTATGTTTGATAATGATAAAAAAGAATGGATACAAGAGAACTACCCATACTTCTCCTATATTCAATATGGCAAAAAAGACTACACGTATTACCTCGGTATTTTAATCAATACCGATCCTACGATTACGTCTTTATATAATTTTGAAAAAATATCCACGCCTGAACAGCGCAAAAACTTCATAGAACTTGGGGAACAGTGGTGGTGGGAATCCAACAGGTTGATCCCAATAAACATATTTTTAGGCACACAAATATATCAATTCAGACCATGTATCATAAACATGAATACAAAAGATGTTGAGATTTTATGGGGTCCAGAAACAAGTTTGAACAATATTATTCAGAAGCGTGTAAAGAGGCGGTCAATACAGCTTGTTCGCAAATTAAGTTGAGTTGAACGATCACCGCAGTTGCGTAAGAAATCGCGTGACTTTTTTTGAAGTGGTAGCCATTATCTTCTGGCGGCTTAACCCATACTTCTTTCATTATCGCATCCCAACCTTGCTTGATCAAATACGTTTTGGCTGGACGAATAACTGCAAGCACTGCTGCAAGTTGTTCTATTGATCGTGGTGCCAGAAGTTTGACAGTGTAATAGTGGTTATGAATATGCGCAAGTTGTGACACCACGTCTTTCTCTTCCAACAATTCCCATATCGGTTCAGTTGAAATGAGCCTGTTCAAGTGATCTTCATCCTTGACGCCAGTATATAGACTGTTGTTCAAGAAATCAAGTTTGAAGTATCCTCTTTCTTCTGCTTCACGAAAGTCAATCGCAGACAATCCAGTAACTGGATCATGTGGGATGGGATTGAAATATACTCCGCTATTGTGTTTCTTGAGAATTCTTTCATTTCGCTGGGTTGCAGGAATGTGTTTTATGAACCGCAATATATCATCACGGTTCACAAAGTCAATATCAATATCAGTTGCAATTTTCATTGTTGCCATCTCATTACGAACTCGGCGGCAATAGCTGCGTCTTCAAAGAACCAGTATTTGCCAAAACTACGATAGTTACATTCTCGCTGCTTACACCATTCTATTTTATCAGATGTTTTTCGCATCACTATTTCAGTCCACCCCGAATGTTGTCTATGTTCTGCTGCAATAGTATATGAACTCATCTCTTCTTCAAATCTTTCTATGATAGTTGGCATAATCTTTGCCAAGTGTTCATCATCAATAGTGATCATTGCCACACCACCAAAAAGTATGCAGCATCGGTTGGATTTTTGAAATATATCATCTTCCTATACATTACAAACTCATCCTGACATGTTTCTTGACACCACATTATGTAGTTATGCACTGATCGTGCAATCAAAGTGTCTTGCCGTTCCAACTTGTTTATGTCAACGTGTGTCCACGCCTCAAACTCTTTTGACGGGAATTCACTGACAAACCTACGGGGAGTGTTTGAGCGTTTTGTCAGTGAACGTAGTTTTTCAAGACGTTGTGCTACTCGTGGAGAGGACATTTATCGCTCCCAAGGAAACGAAATCCATACATCATCATCTGTTTCATTGAATTCTTCACATGCATAATCCATTGGCATTTTTGCATTGACGTTATCAATCATTGCCGCAAAACGAACCGTGTTATGCCAGATTGCACTCCATTCTTCTGAATGTGGCATACAGCTTTTGGTCCAATCATCCATAATCCATTCCATTGCATCGCCACCACGATTGATGTCGTCAATGATTAGAATCTTTTTACGCATGGCTGGATCAGAACTTGCTGGCGCAGTTTGTGGAACATACCCATATGCATCTTCACTCATCCAAAGATTGGATTCAGTGTTCTCTTCAAGATCGCCATTTGCAAGTTGAACACACAACGTGTGCATTGGAATGCCTGTCATATGTGACAACATAACGGCAGGAACTAATCCACCCCGTGTTACTCCCACGATGTAATCAGGTCGCCATTGATCCTTATACATCTGCATTGCAATGTCTCGCACTGCCTTATCTACGTCAGACCAATCATATTTTACGGCACGACTATTCATTTTTATTCCTCTATACTGGGTCCAGAAAGCAAAGTTTCTGCTGCTTTATATTGATCGTATAAGTCTTGTAATACTTGATACTTATCTTTTAGTTTATCATCTGGGACCAATATTGTCAAGCGTTTCTCAATCGTTTCTAACCGATTATAAAAATCCGACAAGCTAAACCTTTCATTTCCAACAGATGAAATAGAAATATTCGTATCATTCTGATACGAAAAGTTTCCATAGATCAGATTTGTATCTGACCCATCAATAATAATATTACCACCCGCCCATGTTAGATCAACTCCCTGATCTGGCAACATCTCGTCTTCTGGAAATTCTGGGACGCCGTAATATGCTTCTTTCGTTAAACTGCCAAACTCTCTACGAGTTACAGTCTTGCCGCCATCAGGAGATTCATAGATGTAGCGTGTGTCGTCAGTATCACTCATCAGCATCTAATCCATATAACAATGCTTCTGCCGCTTTATATTGCTCATAAATGGATTGCAGAAGTTCCCATTTTTGCAGCATATCTTGATCTGGGCGAAGAACGCATAGACGTGCTTCAAGCATTTGTTCTAGCTTATCAATCCGTGATTGCAATGCATCATATCGCATTTGATCTACAGAAGTGATTGAAGTATTATTATATGTTCCTCCATTAGGGAGATAGGTGGAATCATAATGCCATGGGTTAGTTTTTGCTATTCCTGCGGGATAGGTATAACCATACAGATCATTCCATGTTGATCCTGTTGCGCCTGACGATCCAGACGAATGGCTTGTTCCAGTTGCACGTCCACTGCTATGATACGAATCTAATTTACTTCTGTTTTCATGCAGTAATTTTTCCATGTGTTCTAATATATATTCATACTTTGTATCAGGTTCCATCATTCATCCTTTTTTCTGAGGGTGTAAGTTCCATCTTCGTTATCAAACCACTCAATAACGTCACCGGGTTCCCATCCAACTTGATTGATCATTGCTTCATCAAACTGGATATATAGGTCTTCCTCTTTGCCATTTTTCATAACCGTTGCGACCCACTTGTTGGAGTCAATCTGTTTTACGTTCATAATCCCGCCTTTTCTAATATAGTGCGAACAAACTTTACATCTTCTTTCCTGACTTCAAACTTGCGTGTCCAGAAGGCAGGGTCCATGTTTTCATTTACTAACTTGAGTTCTTGGTCATTGAACTCATTCAATAATGCAAGCCCCGTATCGCAATTAAAAATAATCCAAGGGCTAATACGTCCAGACCGAATCCAGTAAATAGCACGAGGCCGACTAATCTCCCTAAAGAATACATTATACGGCTTATCATTTTCTTCTCCCCATTCTTGCATCAACAATACACCACGTTCCAACGCTCGGTCGGCAGTTTCCTTTTTATTCAACTCGTGAATATAAGTCTCATAAACTGCTTCATTACACCATTTGTCAACCGCAACACTTGATCTGATCACAAAGTCAATAAAGCTTTCTGGATCAACCGCATTTATGGTTAGCATGTGTCTGCCGAACTTGGTAAAGGCAGTGTAGTATGACGATGCTGCGAACTGATCGTAAGTCTTCTCTTTCCTATCTCCCATAGAAATCTCATAAAATCTACGGTAAGCAAGAAATCCTAGGACCACATACTTTTCATCTTTGTTTAGCCATCGCCGCTTTTGCTCACACAAATGGGCAGAAAGAGTCTTCTCTTTCTTGAATGACTTACTACAGAACTGACAAGTGAATGTCATTTTTTCTTTGCCTTACTGGTTAATTTACCAAATATATCATTTATTTCGCTGTCTGTCAATCCCATATCAATCGCCAACTGCCTAAGAGCCTTCGCATCATTCATACGACAGAATAATGCAACCTCATCTGGTTTGAAGTGTGGATAGATTGACATGACGAACTGTGAAACCTTATCTTTTGTTTTGTTACTATGCGGTGGCTTGATCCACTCATGGAACTGACCTTTGCCCGTTCCTGTCAAACACATAAGTCGCCACATCAAATCATCATCTTTGTATAGGTCAAGATAATGCTTGTTGACAAACTCATTTGTATTTAGAAGTGCTTCCTCTTGCCCTTT